ACCTCCTATATCACCCATTTTTTTAGACAACATTGCTTTTGTTAAAAAACCAGCATTTATAAATTCATTGAATTTTTGACCGTAGAAAAATTCAGCATCTTCTAAATCCATGATGGAAGGCTTTAAAAAAACAATCTTGTTTTTAAGGGTTTCCTTAACTATTTTGGTTGTTTCTACTGAACCTTTTTTAGTTTTTTTTATATGAGGAACCTCTTTTTCTATAGTCCTTTCGGAGTCGAATGAATACAATTCTTTCATTTATATATTATATAAATAAAAGCATAAATGTCAACTTATAGAGCCACTAGCGTTTAGAGATAAAATTGAGTTCCCATGCTTTGTAAAAGAAATGTGGCTTATCTTATTATGATCTAAGTCTATACCAGTGGTATCGAGACTATTTGCGATGAGTATTTTATCTGAATAGTAAGAGAATGTTTTATTTGTAAAATCATGATGGATCTCTAAATTGAATGGTTCTCCACTTCTATAGCCACCAAAAAAATTTCCACTTTGATCAAATAAATAACCCTCTTTACCAGAAAAAGATATTAAATTAGATGTTTTTAAAGTAGAGCTGTCCAGACCAGTGCTCAATATACTAAATTCAAAACCACTCTCAGGTGAATCCACAGTCAAATCAATATTGTAGATACAGTTTTCATATTCTGGCAGATTTCCAGTTGTAATCATGTTATTATCGGGAAATAGTAAGAAAAACTAACTACTGTATTATCGTCTAAAGATGTTGATTCATCAACTGATTCTAAACAGCAGCCGCTTGTAACGAAGTCTATGACAGATTCATCATCTGTATTTTTCAAATCAATTGTGATTACCCCGCTTTCACAAATTAAACTAGAGATATCCACACCTGTAACTTTATTCTTTACCACATCAAAATTTAAACTTCCTTGAGCTGGCATAATAGGATATCTAAATCTAGGAGTTCTTGTTCCCATTCTTGTGACAGGTTCTCTTTCTATAGAGGTCGAAATGCTAAAGCTCTGTATATTTAAACTAGATGAAGAAATTCCTTCTTTTCCATTTGTAGATGTCGTTATTTCTATATCTTCAGGTCTAAAAAAACCATCAAAGTCATCTGTCGATTGATCATCTTGTGTTAAAGCGCCAGCGTCTGTAAAGGATGCTGCATCACCCTCATATGTAGTTGAACCTCTAACTAAATCTCCAACTGATCCATTTATTTCATAAGAAGTTAATGAAGCTTTAGGTATTGTTGTTACTCCAACATTATCTTTTATTTTAAATTCAAAAAAACCTGTAGATAAAAAACCTGAATCTTGATTTTGATAGGAATATGTTGGGTCAATACCAGTAGCTCCAGTTGATACAATTAAATCATAACTTAATGTAGTTGATTGATTAGAAGTAAGAACTCTATCTACAATATGAGCAGCTCCCAGTCTAGGTATATCAACTAAAGATTTATTAGTAGAAATATTAGCTGATGAAATTGCGGGTATTCGCT